TCGATGGCGGCCGGTGGAACCGTCGACAGTCAGCAGCAACAGAGGCAACAGCAGCAGCTCTCGCCCGAGCAAATGCAGATGATCCAGGCGCAGGACGGAGAGTTCAACCGCCTGAAGGACGTCTTCCTCGACCGCTACACGTGGTTCAGCGAGGATGGCGACGATCCCGACCACGACTTCGTCAAGGGGCTGGACCGCAAGCTGACCAACGAAGGCTACCAGCGCCACACCAAGGCCTTCTGGCACGAGATGGAGAGACGCATGCAGAGCGCAGGCTTCCGCCCCGAGCGGGGCAACGATTTCCAGGACGACGATGGCCGTGGCGAGGATCGCGAGTTTCAGTCACGCCGTCAGTTCCAGAGCCGCCGTGTCAACGGCAATGGCGGCGACGGTGGTCGCCGTCGATATGGCGGTCCGCCCACCGGCCGCGTGCACTCGCAGAACCGCTCGGGTCGCGGAGACGGCGGGTTCGGCCTCAGCGACGTGCAGATCGACATGCTGCGCGAAGAGGGTCTGATGGAGCCCAACCTCAGCAAGGAGGACGAGGCCAAGAAGACCCGCATCATCGACAAGTGGCGTCGCGGCGCCCAGGCCCTGCAGCAGCGTGCTCGATAGGAGGATATTCACATGGCTACGAACAATGGGAACGGACCGAGAAACCCACAGCGGCCACCGCTGCCCCCGGGCGTTCCCAACGTCAACGACGGCAGCCAGCCGACGGCGGCCGAGACGACCCAGGAGGAAATCAAGCGCCGCAACGAGTCGATGCGCTCGCTCGTGCAGCAGGATCTCGGCCGTGATCGCGACGAACGGTTTCGCATCGACGACCGCGACGGACGCGACGACGATCTTGGCCAAGCGCGGGGCGACGAGCGGTCCTACAGCCGCGAGCAGTGGGAGCGCTCCATGGTACCCACCGATCCTGAGCGTCGCCGACTTATCCAGATGCGTTTCCGCGATTCAGTGCTGCCCAACCTGCCGGTGCGCGAGGGCTGGCGGCGTTGCTGGGTCAGCACGACCCACAACTACGATACGCCGCAATTCCGCATCGGCATCGGCTATCACTTCTGCACCTACGAGCAGCTGATCCAGGAGGGCTGGTCGGCCGATCAGTACGGCGTCGAGGACGCGAGCAACGTGTAGCACGGCTGCGTGATGTGGCGCGAAATGATCGCCATGGAGACCGACGAACGGAACTACCAGACGATCATGCGCGAGCTGCACCACGACCAGCCCTACGAGATGGCGCGTGGGATCTGGGACACGCTCGATGCGGCAGGCGAGCGGGTGCGCGATGCCGGTGGCCGCACGTCCTACGCGCCGGGCATGGAGCAGCTCAAGGCCTACGTCCGGCCGCCTCGCCAGTTTGTGTAGTTGACAGCCCTCGCGGGACGGGCGTAGCGTTCGATCCGCTCGTCCCTTGCCAGGATTGGCCCACCGTTGTGGACGGTGTCGTCTGCCGAGGACTGATCACTCTCGGTGATGGCGGTATAACCACCCCGGTCGGCTCTTCCGACAAGTCGATGGTCAAGGCATTCCCCGCGTGGCAACGCGGTTGGGAAGCCGCCTCCGAAGGAGCATCCGTTCAACACGGTCGCGCTAGCTTTGCGCGAGCTTCGGAGGCTATGCATGTCTGCAGTCGCCGCCCCCCTGGGGCTTCGGGTTGCCGAGCACATCTCGGGCGATCCCCGCTTCATTTCCCTGGTCGACGGGATCCTGTCGGGTCTCGCATCCAACATCTTCACCGGCACACCCGTGAAGATGAACACCGACGGCACCGTGATCGCCACGACCACCGCCGCCGCCGATCCGGTGTTCGGGATCTTCGCCGGGTGCGAGTTCACCCAGGCCGACGGCACACGGCGTGTGCTGCCCTACTGGCCCTCCGGCCAGACCTACGTGGCGGGATCCTGTCTCGCCAAGATCGTGCCGATCAACGACGCGGGTGCGGTCTTCATCGGCCAAGGCGTCGGCTCCTACGCCCTGATCAATCGCGGCGAGGGCGTCAACCTCCAGAACAACACCCAAGGCTCGGTTTTCACCGGGCTCAGCTCCCAGGCCCTGTCAGCGCCGACCGGCGCGACCGCCGCCACCTTCACCATCCTGGATCTCGTGAATCAGCCCGACAACGCCTGGGGCGACGCCTTCACGTGGGTCTACGTCACGATCCAGACCCGTCAGGGTCCGGTGGCCTAAAGGGGGAATGACCTATGCCCACACCGATGAACAGCTCACAGTTCCGCATCCTGGTGGAACCGATCCTGAGCGAGCACTTCGACGGCCTCTACGACATCCGCAAGGAGTACCGCGAGGTCTTCCGCGTCAAGCCCGGCATGCAGCGCGCCTACCACATGGAGCCGGTGATGTACGGCCTGGGCATGGCGCCGCAGATGGGCGAAGGCGGCCCGGTCACGTTCCGCGCGGGCGGCGTGGTCTTCAACAAGACCTACGTATTCCGCCAGTACGGCATCGCCTTCGGCCTCACCAAGGTGCTGGTCGAGGACGGCGATCATATCTCCATCGGCCGGATCTACTCCGAGCAGATGGGTCAGGGCATGGTCGAGACCGAGGAGACCGAGGCGGCCAACGTGCTCAATCGCGCGTTCAACGCCAACTTCCTCGGCGGTGACGGCCAGACGCTCTGCTCGAACGCCCATCCGGTGGTCGGCGGCACGCAGTCGAACCTGCTGGCGACCCCGGCAGCGCTCAGCCAGACCAGCGTGCAATCGACGCTCACCCAGATCCGGCGAGCGCAGGACAACGATCTCAAGCGCGTACGCATCACGCCGCGCAAGCTGGTCGTGGCTCCCGACAACGAATGGCAGGCCGAGATCATCACCAAGTCGGCGCTGTCGACCGGTGGATCGAACAACGACATCAACCCCGTGATGTCGACTAAGGCGCTGCCCGAGGGCTACGTCGTCATCACCCGCCTCACCTCGCCGACGGCATGGTGGATCAAGACCGACGAGCAGATGGGTCTGCAGTTCCTGACCCGTCGCATGGCGCAGAAGAGCATGGAGGGCGACTTCATGTCCGACACCATGCGCTACAAGTGCACGTCTCGCTGGGACGTCAGCTGGACCAACTGGCGGACGGTGTACGGCACGCCGGGCGCCTAAGCGAGGGAGAGCGGCATGCCCACGAACAATCAGATCACCCGCAACATCGGCGGGCAGACGAACAGTGGGCCGGGTACGGTGCTTGAGAACCTCAAGCACAACAATCCGGCCTTCTACCACCAGCTGTTCGACGACTGTGACAAGTTCACGGCCGCCGACTGGGTGGTAACGGCGACCGGCGCCGCGACCGAGACGATCCGGGCGAACATCGACGGCGGTATCCTGCGCATGCAGAATACCGGCGCGCTGAACGATCTCGTGTCGATCCAGTACGCGGGCGGAACTGGCGCGGTCAACCAGACCTTCCAGTTCGACCCGACGTCGCCGAAGGACGTCCTGTTCGCGTGCTCGATTGCCACCGACAGTGCGCTCAACGCCAACATCCTCGTGGGGCTGGCCATCGCCGACACCACGCCGATTGCATCGTTGCCCGCGACCGGCATGTTCATCTTCAAGCCTGCGGCTTCGCTCTTCCCGCAGGGTTACATGCAGAACGCGTCGGTCGGCACGTTGACGGCCCAGGCCCAGACGCCGATGGCCGACAACACCTTCATCGATCTCGCGATCTTCTACTCGGCCTACGACGGCAACTGCATCATGTACATGGGCACGCCCGGCGTGACCGGAGGCAACACTCCGGCGTCCCAGGTGGTCGCGTCGCAGTTCCGCCTTCCGGCGCCGCTCACCTTGCCGGTGGCGTCGCTCGCGCCGACCATCTCGCTCTCGAACGGAACCGCTGCGGCGCGCCTGCTCGACGTCGACTGGTGGTACGCGGCCAAGGCACGTCGCTCGGGCTAGACCGATGACGGTCGCGCTCAACTACTACACGCTCGCCATCGCCGCCGGTACGACCACACCACAGGTCATCGGCGGCGAGATGGATTGGAAGTACGAGGCCAATCAGGTGCGCCGCTGGACGGTCCAGCTTGCCAACGGCGCCGACAGCCTCCTGCTCGAAGCCACGCTTGACGGCACGAACTGGTTCAGCGTCAATGCCGCGATCACCGGTACGACCGCCATCCAGAGCGGTACGATCACCGGGCCGATCCGGCAATTCCGGGCCACCAAGACCGGCACCAACGGAGCCGCAACCGTCACGGCGATGATCTAGGGAGGCGGCCTTGTCCTCCTTCAGCAACACCGGTCAGCTTCGAGCCTACACCGCCGTGCAGATCCTTGAGAGCGCGCTGCGTCAGGCCGGGGTAAAGCCTGCCCAGTTCACGTCGGAGATGGTCGAGGTCGCCTACGACGTCTTCAATCGGATGCTGGAAGAGTTCCTCAACCTCGGCATCCAGCTCTGGGGACGCGACGAGGTGATCGTGCCTCTCTACGTCAATCGCAACGACTGCCCGACACCGCTCGGTACTTCGGTCGTGCTCAACGTCCAGCAACGCACGCTATCGCGGCCGACGCCTCTCCTGGTGTCGAGCGATCAGGGCGGCACAGCGGCACTCGCCTTCGACGGCAAGCTCAACACGGCGTGCGTCCAGACGGCGGGCTCGGGTGCCATTGCGGCGACCTTCGCGGCGCCCGGCGTCGAGATCAACAATGTGGGCGTCAACTTCGCGCTCTCGGGCCAGTTCGGCTACATGATCGAATATACGCTCGACGGAGTTCTGTGGACGGCTATCGACGCAGCCTCGGTGGTCGTTGTCGCGGGCCAGTGGGTGTGGCGCGAGCTTAGCGGCGCACCCACTGCGCTCGGGTGGCGGATCCGAAACACGTCGCCGGATCCGCCATTTCTGGCTGTCAATGAGGTCTACTTCGGCAACAGCCCGGTCGACATTCCCATCGGTGTGATCAACAAGGACGACTGGGACGCCCTGCCTGACAAGACCACGCCGGGACCGCCCTGGCTGTGGTACCAGGACCGGATCCTGCCGTCGCCGGTCCTCAACGTGTGGCCGAGACCCGACGACACGGCCAAGTTCCTGTCGCTGGTGTGCAGACGTCGGCGCTTCCTCGATCAGGTCACCAACATGCAGCAGACGCTCGATCTTACGCCGCGCTGGAACGAGTTCGTGACGGCGTCGATGGCCCGGCGCCTGTGCAAGGAGATCCCCGAGGCCGACATCAAGCGCTTCGCCATGCTGAAGGACGAGGAGGCGGGGTGTGCGGCTCTCGCTACTTCGGAGGAGCGCGACCCAGCTCCCCAGCGCTATAATCCGGGCCTGGAGGTCTACAACTTCTGATGCCTGTTTTTCTCAACACCAAGGGAGAGGCCACGCTGGGGATCGCGCTCTGCTCGCGATGCCAGCGCAAGCGCAGGCTCGCTGAGCTGGTGGATGACGGCAACATCCCCAACTTCAAGGTCTGCAGGCGTGAGATCTCGCCCGGCTGCTGGGACCAGTACGATCCGATGCGCCTGCCTCCGCGCGCGCCGGACCGCTTCACGTTGCCGTTCGTGCGGCCGGATCAGGACATCACGATGAGCGAGGCGGCGCGTCTCGAAGCGGGCCTGCCTCTGTTGCCGCCGCCTCCCGACACTCCCCATTGAGATGAACCATGCCCCCTGGACCTACCGGGATGACCTTCGGGTCTCTCAAGGACGATCTCAAGCGCTACGCTGAGCGCGGTGGCACGCTCGACGCGGCGGTCGAGATCCAGATCCCGCGCATCGTCAACAACACCGAGCGCGATCTTGCCGACCGCCTGAAGATCCAGGGTTACCTTGCACCCTACACGAGCACCATGGTGCTGGGTGAACCGCGCATCGCCAAGCCGGGCAACTGGCGCTCGACCGTGTCGATCAATTTCGGATCCGGCGCCGACGGTCTCAAGAGAAAGAACCTGCGTGCGCGCAGCTACGAATACATGCGCTCGATCTACCCCGACAACGATCAGCTCGGCGAGCCGGTGTACTACGCCGACTACAACGAGAAGAACTGGCTCTTCCTCCCGGCGCCCAACCTTCTGTACAAGTTCGAGGCCATCGTCTGGCGCTTGCCGGATCTGTTGTCGGATTCAAACCAGACCAACTACCTCACCGAGCTGGCGCCAAACCTGCTGCTCTACACGTCGCTGCAAGGGCTCGCGATCTATCTCAAGGATCCCGCCATGGCGAGCTACTGGAAGGGCTTCGCCGACGAACGCTTCGCTGCCATCGACACGCAGGACAAGATGCGTATGGTCGACCGGGCCCAGGTGAGGAGCACCAGCTGATGCCTCCCTTCGACAACAACGGCTACGACTCCCAATTCGGCGGGCAGAACCGTGCTCCGGCGCAGATCGA